TCAATCGTCGTAAGCATGAAGTTTACAGAGATGCTTCACACCAGGAACGAGAACTCTGCCGGGTGTTAATGGGGTGTCGACCTCAACGGTCCATAGCATGCGATGCTCCTGCTGTTTGGCATACAGGTGTGGTGGCTTAACAAATCCAATTCTGCCTTGCCGTTCATCACCATCTAATTCGCGATCTGCATATATCACTGCAGCCTGACGGTAACGTGCGATGGGATATCGAAGCAGTAACTCGTTGGAAACTAAAATAAAAAATTCAAATGGGTCTGTGATCTCAACGCAGAATCTTCCAATCGCATCAGAAAAATTTTCTGGGCGGAATTCCAGTGTCGTACAAAGTACTAGTGCGTCATTGATTTTGCATTCGCCAAGATGTCCTTCCTTTGAATCGCCCTGTTCAGGATCCTCATAATTACGGCATGTTTTGAGCGTACTCAACCATACTCGACCAGCGACTAAGTCTTCGGCGTGCTTTCTTTCTTTAAAGAATCTAAATAGCTTTTTTGGCCGATTCTTTTCGATCTGCATAAGTCCTGCTTTTACTTTCCTCACTGGAGGAGAGAATGCCATTGGACTTGGCCCCTTCCATCCTGATTGTGCTGGTCCGGTGCGACAGAGCGGATCTAGACCTTCAGCGAGGGTGTAATAGGGTTCGGGCGCGGCCTTCCAATTCAACTCCTTCGCGCTATATTTTCGAACAACCTTTTTCTCTTTTCGCTGAGGACGATTGTGTGGCATCTCGAGATCTCAAAGGGAAGAATAGAGCAATGATAAGGCAATTTTCGCCGAAAAACTGAATGGATTTGAATTAATTTCTATCCTGATAGTGTGCAGCCACCGACTCATCTCCTTTTTCAAGATAGATGGCTTGGTTTCTTGCGGGTGGCGTAACTAGCAAAATGGCGGGGGGCACGCAATCATCAATACTTGGGACGGCCAAGATGCGGCAATCCAATGGCGCGGATGTCAGTTTCTCCGTAATCCGACTGCCACGTCCCGAAACGAGGCCAAAGCCGCTTCAAGATGCTCGATGATTTCTTGTTGCAGCACATCGGGTGAAGGCAGGTCATCAAGATTATCCAGGCTTTCGTCTTTTAACCAGAAGATGTCCAAGCTGGCCTTGTCGCGGGCGATCAGATCTTCATAGGAGTAGTACCTGAAGCGTTCCGTTTCTTGTCGCTCATGACGGCTTTCCGAGTGGTAGCAGGTAATGAAGTCCTGTAGGTCATCGTGCTTCAGTGTCCGTGTCTTCAGTGTGAAGTGCTTGTTAGTACGCAGGTCGTAGAACCACACGCCTTTGGTATGCACACGACCGTCCTTAGGCGCGTTATCGAAGAACACCACATTGGCCTTGACGCCCTGCGCGTAGAAGATGCCCGTGGGAAGACGCAAGATGGTGTGTACGTCGCAGGTCTCTAGCAATTTCCTGCGAATCCTCTCGCCGGCGCCACCCTCGAACAGTACGTTGTCGGGCAATACCACGGCAGCCTTGCCATCTACCTTCAGCATGCTGACGATGTGTTGCAGGAAATTGAGTTGCTTGTTTGAGGTAGTTTCCCAGAAATCCTGGCGTTCGTACGTCAACGCGTCGCGGTCTTCCTCGCCCTCTTCGTTGGTAATAGTCATGCTGCTCTTCTTGCCAAACGGTGGGTTGGCCAGCACGTAATCCACCTTGCGTTTGGGTTCCGCGATCAGGGCATCCGAACGATCCACTGAAGGTTCGCCATCCAATTCACCGATATTGTGCAGAAACAGGTTCATTAGGCATAGACGGCGTGTGTTGGGCACGATCTCGTTGCCATGGAAGGTGGCATCGCGCAAGAAAACTTTTTGTGTCTTGTTCAACGTGGCGTTCGGGCGTGTCAGCCAGTTGTAGGCGCCGAGGAAGAAGCCGCCAGTGCCGCAGGCAGGGTCGGCAATGGTCTTGCCCGGGTCTGGTCGCACGCACTCCACCATGGCCTCGATGATGGCGCGCGGCGTGAAGTACTGGCCAGCGCCACTCTTGGTGTCCTCCGCGTTCTTTTGCAGCAGCCCTTCGTACAGATCACCCTTGGTGTCGGCATCCATGCCCACCCAGCTCTGTTCGTCGATCATCTGCACCAGTCGCGAGAGTTTGGCCGGGTCCTGGATCTTGTTCTGCGCCTTAAAGAAGATCGCGCCCAGCATGCCCGACCCGGAACCCAGCTTGTGAAGGGTGGCGAGATAGTGCGCTTCCAGTGGCTCGCCGGTTTTGCTACGCAATGTGGCCCAGTCAAAACCTTTGGGGATGTGCGTGTCGCGGTTGTACGGATCCTGCGCGTACTCGTGCGCCATCTTCAGGAACAGCAGGTAGGTAAGCTGCTCCAGATAATCGCCATAGCCCACGCCGTCGTCGCGCAGCGTGTGACAAAAATTCCAGACTTTCTGGATAAGGGTGGAGCTGTTCATTGCTTGTTTTCCGCAGAATTGGTCGAAGCGGTATACGCTTGCCGTGGGTCCGTCATGGAAGGGTAAGCGGTGCGCAGGGCGCCTTCCTTGACCATGGGAGTGAGTGTTCGTTTGCGCAGATCGTCCGGGTCGCGCTGCAGTGCCTGTGCCAGCACACGTAGCCCAAGCATGCGATTGGTACAGAGCACCAGAATGGTTTCCCGCATGATAGCCGGGGCCACGCGCGCCTGCCCGGATACCATGCGACCTTGTTCGACCAGCTGAGTCTGCAGCGCCTCTGGGAGCGCCGACCAGTCGTGATAAGGCCCAACCAGAGCAGAAGCTGGTGACGCCAGCTCCGGTGGTGCGGCGGCTAGCTCCGGTGATATAGCAACTAACTCCGGTGGCATGCCGACTAGCTCCGGTGGTACAACATCGCTGCTCGCTGCCGAACCGGCTTGATCAGCCAGGTCAAAAACCGTCACTGCCGAGCGCCGTTGCCAAGGAAGAAAATAAACCATTCCACGACCAGCGCCGTCCGGCATCAGAAAACCGTCCCGCACCAGGCCGCGCAGCATCTTCGTCAGGTCGGCGGGATGGTCGGTGCATATCTGCTTGAGTCGGTCGTGGCTGACCAGTCCTTCTACCTGCGCCGTGATGAGGGCCAGGCGCGCAGTTTCCGGGAGCGCGACAAAACGCGCGCCTAAGAGCCTCGTCAGCTCGGCAACGGCGTCCGCCGGTACCAGGCTACTCATGCGCAACTCCATCAGCGTTTGCTCTGGCTCCGGCACCTCGTGCAGCACCGGGCGACGCCAGTGCTGGCCTGCCCAGTTGGTGTAAATCTTGGGCAAGCCTGAACCGGCGTGATCACCGTAGCCGACCAGTTGGAACATTGTCTGCAAACGGCGGTTGCGGCAATCGCTGTTCCCACCCTGAATGGCGATTTCCGGCGGAATACGCATCCGTCCCGGATTGCGGAAGCCAAACATATCCGGCCGCTTGACCACCAGCACTGACACCCGCCCCGAGTAGTCCGCATGGATCAGCGTATTGGCCAGCGCCTCGCGCAGCGCTTCGTGCACGGGTGTGTCCTCGATCCGCTGGCCATCTTGCAACTGAAATGGCACTTTCAGCTCCGCCGTGAGCTTTTGGTACACACGGCGGAAGAAGTCATACAGATTGCCTGACCAGCTGCCGTCCGGCACCAGGCGGTCGATCCAGCGCTTCTCGGTTCTGGCTTCGGGACGCTCCTGAAAATCCACCATATAATGCGGCAACGCGTCACGAATCACTTCGGCGCGGCCAAACATCAGCAGGCCCGCAAGCCGCAGCCCGCTATAGCCTTCTTCACGGTTCTTGCCCCAGGCGCCTATGCTCTCAAGAAATTCCGGTAGGGGCAAATCTGTCCACACATGGGCCGGCTTCACGGCCGCAAAGCGGTTACGGTAGGCAGCCACGGTGTCCATGTCCAGGTCGCCGAAGTCAAAGCCCTTGAGCACGCGCGCGTCACGCGCATCTTCCACACGCTCTGCCAGCATACGGCGCACCGCTTCATCGTCGGCGGCGTAGTCGCCTTCAAAGCGGCGCAGCCAGGTGCCGCCGAACGGATTGCTGCCAATATGCACAGGGCGCTGCTGACGAACCGCGCGTGGCACCTGTACCTGCAGCACTGTTTTACCGGCGACCTGGATCGGCTGGACGTTGGCCTCGCTTAACAGATTGAGGCTGATCTGCTTGCGGTTATGCAGGTTGTCCCACAGCGCCTTGCGCACCCGCTCGACATCAGAAATCCCCTGCACCCGGAACTGCCCGCGCGGTTTTTCCTGCACGCCCAACAGGATGACCCCGCCGTCGGTATTGGCCATGGCGCTGTAGCTCTTCCAGAAATCTTCCGGGAGTTCGCCACGTCCATCGCGACCCTGTGCGGCCTTGCACTCCAGGTCGTACGACTCGGCCAAGTCAGCGAAATCATCCTCGCTCCAAGAAGCCTTAATCAAGCCAGTCATGCTGCGGCTTCCTCAGTCTTGCGCTTGCGCGGTTTTTTCGTGGCGGCCTGCGCGGCGCGCTCGCTGCGGATTCGTTCGAGCAGGACGCTGGCGGGTTCGTCGTCTGGGGTTTGCGGCACGAGATAACCGGAGAAGGCGGAGCGTAGGATGTTTTGGCGCTGGGCAGTGGATTGTTTGAGTGACTTTTCGATATCCTTCTCTTGTGCGAATGCGCTTTCAATCTGCTCTGCCAAAACGCGCATCAGTTCAACCTGTTCGGCCAACGGTGGAAGAGGCACCGATAGAGCTGCCAGCTTGCTGCCGTTAACATTAGCCTGTCCTACCTGCTGCACTACCACCGATTTAACCCAGTGTCGACCATATGCAGAGTTTATATAGGCGGAGGCAAATTCAGGAATGAAACCCTCTGCAAAACTTACTGCAATAAGGTATGAAGCGTATGAGCAAGTTGCGAATTCGGAGCGATAGACTGCAGTCTTGCCTACAAGCTCAGGACTGTTCGTACGATTAAAAAGCAAATCTCCATCTTTTAGGAAGAGTGCGGGAAATTCCTTGTGATCCTTGGGTAAATACTTTAGATTTGTGAAGTCCAATTTCCCATGCTGAATATTTCCCATCCGCAGCACAGCAACCTCCGAGCTGTCCTCGGTTGTCTTTGCCGACGACCCATATCGCTGTTCGATTGTGAGCTGATCAATCGTCGCCCATACCCATCCTTCCGGCAATGCCAGCAGGCCAGCGGTATCGGGCGCGCTCGGTTCAGGGTATTTCTTTTGCCAATCCTTGGGTGGGTTTTTGCCTTGTTCCTTGAACTTGGCAAGCTGCTTTTCTTCCCAGCGGGCGCGGCGTTCGCGGAGGATACGCTCTAATAGTTCTGCGCCGGTCTCAAGGGACGTGTTCGCGGCCCGCTGTGTTTCACGCCATGAGGTGGTGAGCGTGCCTTCCACGGCGGTCTTGAGTAGGGATTGGCGATATTGCTGCAATTTCTTTTGCGCTGCCTTTAGCTCCCATACGCCAGCATCAAGGTCGGAAAGCAGCTCTTCAAGCTTAGCGACGATACGGGTTTGTTGAGACGGGGTTTCAAAAATGAATTTATAAGCCGCAATATCTTTTGGCCTAACTGCAGGGTAGAGTGCGCCTTGTACAAGCGCACACATAGCATCGATAAACTCTTGGCTTTGCACAAGGAAATGTACGAACGCTGGCTGCAGCCATTTCGACCGCAGAACATGAAATCCTGTAGAGCCGATGGCGCCATCAAGCTGATCTGAAACTAAGGCGACCGCATTCAAATTTGGACGAGTCATCGAAACTAATACGTCACCCGATTTTAGAACTTGCCGGGCTCTACTTGGCGCTTCAGATAGAGGCAAAGTTCTGGTATCGACAATTCTTTTCGCAGATCTGTCAATGCTACTGATATCTACGTAAACAAATTCCGCACTCGGTCCTGACTGTTCAATAGGTTCATCTGCAAGTTCGCCAAATGAGGCAAACAGATTTATGCGGAAAACATTCAAGCTACTAATTCCTCATTCATTTCGTTCATCAACGTATCCAAATCTTTTCCAAACAATCCCCATGCCTTTTGCAGTCCACCTTTACTGGCTAGCTTGGCGTAATCAAAATCCTCGCGGCGGATCGAGCATGAGCTGGCGATGTGCTCCTTCATGAGCCGCAGCCACTCAGTTTGTTCAGGTGTGAAGGAAGTCCCGCGCTTGGCGTTATGGCGCCAGATCCAGGCCTGGAAGCGCCGGTCCACTTCGTCGGCAAAGGGTTTCAGCTCGCTGTCCAGTCCAAGCGCGAAACGCACGAGAGACACTAGATCCGTGAGCTGGCGTTTGCGATCCGCACCTTTCACCTGACTGGCCCGTACCCGCGCATAGGCGCTCCACAGTCGCTCGGTGGTGAGCATCAGTGGCGGACGGCTCAATTGTTCATGCAACTCTTCGATCATGTCGAAGGTGAGCGCGCGGCGCTGGTAGGGTTGAGCGTAGAAGAAGCCGAGAGCGGCGATTTCTTCCTTGTGCGCTTTGAGGTAGCCGGAAAAATTTTGGATGGTCTTGTGCGCCTGCGTCTCGGCATGCTCGGAAAATCCGCTGAATGTCACTTGGTCTAGGTTGATGTGGTCGATGAGCTGCTCGCGCTCACGGCGGGCATTTTCGATTTCGTCGCGTAGTTCAGGTTTGTCGAAAGGAGCGCAGGCTGCCATCACCCTGGCCTTGCGAGCAGCGTCGATTTCTTGCGGGAGCAAGCTGTCCTCGTCACGGGTAATACCCTTCGCTTTCGCCATGGCCAGCGCGGTCTGCACGATGGCGTCCGGGTCCAGCTCCTTTATCAGCGCCTTGCCCAGATCGCCCAGCGGAATGCCTCCGCTATGCTTTTCGATGCGGGCCTTGACCTTGTCGTCGAGCTGCTTGTTCAGGCGCACCAGGCGGTTGGCCAGTGACAGCACGGTGTCGTTGTCGCGGTGGCCCATGGCCACGCCTTGCAGCAGATCTTTCAGCGCCATGCCAGGTTGCTTTTCCAACGGGCGGCTTTCTGTCTTGCAGGATTTTTCCACGCCCACTGCGTCGATCAGTACGAAGCGGGTTTTGGCGCCGTCGGCACTGCCGCTGATGCGCTTCAAACTGTCGGCATCGAGGCTACGCACGCCGCGGCCTTTCATCTGTTCGTAATAGCCCTTGCTGCGCACGTCGCGCATGAAAAGAAGAACTTCCAGCGGTTTTACATCGGTTCCGGTGGCGATCATGTCCACGGTCACGGCGATGCGCGGATGGAAGTCATTGCGAAAGCTCGCCAGCACGCCATCGGCGTCCTTTTCGCTGTAGGTGACCTTACGGCAAAAGGCATTGCCTTGACCATAGACCTCGCGCACAATTTTAATGATGTCGTCAGCGTGGCTGTCGGTCTTGGCAAAAATGAGGGTCTTCGGCGTTTCTTCGCGGGCAGGGAAGATCTGGGTCTCTACCGCTGTCTTCATGGCCTGGATCACCTGCCGGATCTGGCTGGGGTTGACCACTGATTTGTCCAACTGTTTGGCGGAGTAGGCGGTGTCTTCCTCGGTTTCTGCCCAGCGCTTTTTGCGAGTGGCGCGGTCGCGATGGTCCACCCATTCCTTTGCCTTCAGCTCTGCGCCTTTCTGGGTGACTTCGGTGACGATCTCGTACACGTCATAGCCGACGTTGACGCCGTCTGCCACCGAGTCTTCGTAGCTGTACTCGGCGACGATGTTCTCGTTGAAGAAACCGAATGTGCGCTTGTCGGGCGTCGCGGTGAGGCCGATGAGATAGGCATCGAAGTAGTCGAGCACCTGTTTCCACAGGTTGTAGATGCTGCGATGGCACTCGTCGATGATGATGAAGTCAAATTCTTCGACTGGAATCGCCGGGTTATAGCGCACCAGCTTTTCCTGCTTGGCCGTTTGCTGCACCTCGTTGAGCGACACGTCCTCGGCGGCTTCTTCGATCGGCTCGCCGCTAAGGACGGAGAACATGCGCTGGATGGTACTGATGCACACCTGCGCGTGCGAATCGATGCTGGAGGATGCCAGCCGTTGCACGTTGTACAGTTCGGTGAACTTGCGCGCATCGTCCGGCGGCGTATAGGCCATGAATTCCTGGTGCGCCTGCTTGCCGAGGTTGCGGGTATCGACCAGGAACAGAATGCGCTTAGCACCGCCGAACTTGAGCAGGCGGTAGACGGCGGTGATGGCAGTGAAGGTTTTCCCCGCGCCGGTGGCCATGTGGATCAGCGCACGCGGTTTGTTCTGTGCCAGCGATTTTTCGAGCCCCCTGACGGCGCTGACCTGGCAGTCCCGCAGGTTTTGTTCGGGTAGCGCGGGAACGTGCTCCGCGAGGCAGCGGCGCAGGGTGTCGGGCTGGGCCAGCCATTCTCCGAGCTGTTCCGGCTGAAAGAAGTGGAACAATTCGCGCGAGTGTGGTGCTGGGTCCGCGTTATCGGTGAAGTGGATGATCTGGCCGGTGGCCTCGAACAGAAAGCGCAGTGGTGTGCTGTCCTTGCGCCACTTGAGGTTGGCGCTGGCGTAGCGCTCGGTCTGGCTTTCGGTAACGGTAAGATTTTCGCCAGCGCTGTCCTTCTTGGCCTCAATCACGCCGCAGGCCACACGATCCACAAATAGCACGTAATCGGCCGGGCCGGTGTCGGTAGCGTATTCGCGTATGGCCACGCCCAGCCCGGCAGACAGGTTGAATTGCTTCATGTCCTGAATCACCCAGCCAGCTTCTTCGAGCTTCTGGTCGATCTGCTGACGGGCCTTGATTTCTGGCGTCATGCGTCTATCCCTCTCTCAATGTGCAGGTCTGTCGCCCGGCATAACCGATACCGCGCAAGGTGTTTTGCGGTGGGCGTGGCGAAGCGACGTGGCTCAAGCGCACGCCAAGGGCCAGTAGGAAAACTGGCGGCTTGGCGAGCTGGCTCGCTTTTCTCAAAACGAATCATTAGAGCGGTGCAATCTGCCTCGCCACCGCTTTCTCGTAGCGAGAGACGGCGCGAGAATTGCGCCTTACCTGAGCGGTACTGGCGTCGGACAAGTAAGGCCTTCTGTACGTATCGTCATATTGTACTGGCAGCGCATTTCCTCGGTACCATTTTTGTGCAGTGGATATGGTTGAGAATGCCAAACTATTATTGGCAACCAACCTGCGATGCCAGATGAAAAAATCCATTCCGTGGACAGTATCGGTAAAGGTTGGAAATGTGGGCGGTGGATGTGACGATGAGATAGAGATAACAAAAAAACCGCTCTCCTCAGTGAGGACGCGGTTTCTTAGCTGATACAAGACGGTGTAAATCTGTTTTTGGTGCCTCCGGCCGGAATCGATTAACTATATAAATCAATAGCTTACAATTCATTTGCGTAAATTGGGAGTAGTGAAAACTAATCCACTGAATTTTCATCGACTTTACGCATTGTGCGAAAAATCATTAGCGGAGTGATGCCATAGCGATGCGGAGGGCGTCCTAGGAAGTGGCGGATGGCGGCCAGCATAGTCCGCATTCCATCCTCAAGATCACTCGACACACTTCTGACTGCCGACGACGGAGTAGACAGGTTGTCAGGCAACGCATCTACGATCCCCAGTACATGCCATTCACCCTCAAGATCACAGCCATGTTTGAACACAAGATCCTCAGGATTTATGCGCATGTATTCTGGCTGCAAAGTGAACCAGGCATCACCTTCATCGGTAACAAATGTGCCTTGAATGCTGTGCGGCACTTTTGAGATGATCTCTGCAGTCCTCTGCGCTTCTTTTTTCTTCTCGGCAAAGACTTTTTGGCGCTCCTTGATGTTAGCAATCGCTGCAGTTTCCTGTTGCGCCGCCATGTCGGTCAGGTGAGACCACATCTCTTTTAAGATACGAATATCGAAGACCGATAAACTGCCTTTCGTCAAAACGAGATTGCCAATGCGAGCATTCGTCAGGCCTGCGCCAACGTACCCTGCTTCGTAGAGGGAGTCGAGTGTCTCCTGCGGGCGAGTATAGGATGGATCAACCTGCAGTTCGATACTTTGTTCGGAGCCAGTTTCAATCTGACCGTGGCCGGATACAACCATTGCTTTAACTTCAAGCTTGCCGGTGTCCTTGCCAATAGTTTTAGAGATGCGCTTAGCCTGCGTTATCAAGCCATTCTCGGAGAGCTGGCCGTAATAATATGCAAGTCGACTCGTGTCGACGTAGGCATAGTCAGAGAGGTACTCTTCGCTTGGTGAGTTTTGTTCCGCTGTCAATTGCATGCTGAGCCTTTGTGCGATGATCGGTAGCTTCCCGCCTCTTCGAGCTCACGTCTGCAGCAATAGTGTTCAATGCGTCCGCAGCTCGACGAGTTGACTCCTCCGAGTTGCTTAGCCGCTTGATCACCTTGACGAAATGCGTTTTCATGGTTAACAGTATAGCCCAAGTCAAACGATGTACAACGTTGGCGGCGGTCGAAGTGCGTAAGCGTCGATGATACGCGACACTTGACCTCGTGACAACAATCCGGAAAATTCGCAGCCTGATGTTAGCAACACTCTTCAATTCCGGTCTTGATATCCCGCAGCCCATTGGATAACTTCCTTGGCCCTGTACAGTGCCTGACCGCGAGCGGAGCGTGTCGACGGTAGCCTGATGGCCTTCGGGAAATCAGGGAGGCAAGCCATACGTTCGCGGACAACTGATTCGCTGCGCTTCAAATACGTGGCGATAGTAGCGATATCCCACAAGTCGATTTCGATTGGTAGCGCTGGCCGAAGTTGCTTTGCTAACTCAGCCGCAAGCCTGGCAATCAGATCGCTGTCGCTGTACATTGCCGCGCCTCCTACGGTGATTGATGTGTTCATGTTGTGATTGCTTTCCGTACGTTAACTGGGTTCATCATGTCGGCCATAGCCGCGATCTGACGCATACGGGCGCGCTCCTCAGGCGTCCGCTCCGGCTCTGGCTCGTCGTCGTCCTTCTCATTTCTCGGGCCGTACAGACGGTTTCGAAAGATAAAAGCGCTCACGACCTTGTCAAACTCGTCAGCCAACGCCTTGCTCATCAATGCGAATAAAAACTCAACTTCGACATGCTCGGCGGCCGAAAGTTGAACTGAAAGACTGGTACGTACTCGTTTACGCTTTCGGTACGAAATGCTGCCGGGAAGCTGCGCGACCTTGCGGATAATTTGGAACATCAGTGTCAGTTCGTGCCGGCCGGAGTAGTGCACCTCGACCCAGTTCCGAATTGGTGCCTCGTCCTCGATGTCGGCCATCGTGAGGTTGTGCCGGGCCAGAATGTTGTTCAGCATCGACTGCGCGGCAGCCTGCTCGCCATCGACGCCGCGCTCGGCCAGCGCCTTGATCTTGCCGATGCGCCGCATCAGCGCTTCGCTGACGGCGCTCACGCTTGATCTCCCGCATTCGCAATTTCGGTTGCCGTCACGTAGGCGGTGCGCTGGGTGCCCGGAACCAGGATGCACAGCTGGCCTTTGCGCGGCCCGCTCTTGGCTACGCGGAAGTCGGCGCCAATTATCTTCATGCAGTCACGCTGGCTGGAATTGCCCAGCCATCCGGCTTCGAACAGCATGAAGTTCGGCCCGATTGGCGCGAGCTTTTCCAAGGCAAGCTTGCCGTAGGTGGTGTCTTTGAAGAGATCTTCCATTACGCATCACCTTTATCAGCTGCCACTCCATCTTCGCTGTCAGAGTTCGAGTAAGGCTGTGTTGGGTTGGCGGTTAAGTAATCGAAAGCGCGTAGGAGCGCCCCGCGGTATTGGCTCACCGACTGGAACGTGCCGGCGAATGCATCGTCGGCAACCAGGATATGTAGCGCCTGGAGTGTCATCTTGGTCATGCTGGGGTGCCTTCCTTCGTGACGTGTTTGATCTGGATTTCACTGCTGTCGAAGCTGCCGGGTTTGCCGGCCAGGTAGACCGTCATCGAGATCCCGCCGCCGTCGCGATTCATGGTCAGGCAGCTAATGAACTGGTTCAGGCCCTGGTGAACGACCGGGCGCGCGCAGTGCATCGACTTCAACAGAAGCAGGTGGTGTCGGTAGCCTTGCTCATCGAGCGGCTTGTCCTGTTCGTCTTGCACCGGCCCGGTCATGCTGCTTTCCTCACCTGGTCGGCGGCGGTGCGCACACACGACGCGCAGGCGCCGTACTGCACCAGTTGCTTGGCGGTGACGACCTTGCCGCACGCGCAGCGTCGGCGGCGCAGGGTGATCGGACGGGCGGCAGCGGTCTGCGCACGGTAGATGTCCGAGCTGAGCCGGCTTGTCGATCCAAAGCTGCTCATGCTGTTTTTCCTTCGTTAGGTTCGCTGTCGACCACGGCGAAGAACGCTTCGACCTCGGCCACGGCTCGGTTGAAACGCTGAACCGGCAGGCGATGCAGCGCGGCGTCTATGTTGGCGGCCACCTGGCGCAGGCCTGCGGCCTCCTCGCGCTCCACAGTGATCGTCCCGTTTGCCTCATAGCGATCGCAGATGCGGTTCATCAGCGCGGTGCCAGGTTCGAGCAGGGTAGGGCGCATGCCGGCGCGGCTCAGCGCGGCCAGCATCTTCGACATCGTGTTGTACGCGTCGATGGAAGGGCGGGCGGCGAGCACCTCGCCCGCCATGCGCACTTCGATTGCGAGCCGGTCGCGGGTCTCGGTCACCATAGGCACATTCGCCTTGGCCGGTAAGTTGGGGCGGCGGTGGAATCGGGGCATGGCGGGCTCGTTGCTTACGGACGGCCGATGAGGACGGTGAAGCCGTTCTCGCGTGCCTGGTTGACGTATTCCTGGAAGGCGTCCTCGATCGCGTTGTCTGCGCGGTCCAGTTCGTACCAGAACTTGAGCTTGCCGCCACCCAGGCGATACTTCAGGCGGGCGCGGATCTTGTAGCCGTCGCCGTTCTTGAACAAGCGCAGGCCGATCGTGAACTCGCGCGGGATTTCGATCAGGCCGGTGCCGGCGCGCGCGTCGACGGTCTCGCTGTAGGCGAACTGCACCTGGCCGTTGTCGAGGCGCTTCTGGCTGCTGAAATTCACCTCGGTCTTGGCCTGGAGAGTCAGGGCGACCTGCAGCAGTGTTTCGCCCGATGGTGCAACTACGTCGGCGATATTGTCTTCAAGGAAGATCGCGAACTCTTCCTGATCCATCGGTTTCTTGTTGTGCTGCAGCCAGTTCGTGAACTCGCGGCTCAGCTCGGCCTTGTATATGGCACGATGGTCACGCCAGCCCGGCTCGCTGTCTTCCTTCGAGTGCTCGTTCAGGACCGCCGTCAGAGTGCGTGTCTCCGGGTCGGCGTAGATGTAGGTGTCGTGCGTCTCGCCCTGGTCGGCCGCGTACACGTTGAAGCTCGCCAGATCGCCCAGGAGGACGGTGCCCGTCTTGCGCTTCGGATGGGCGCCGGCCTTTTCCAGTGAGGCGGTCAGGTCGATGTGCTTGAAGTCTTCCGGGATCACCAGGTGCGTGGTGCCGGCGATCTGCTGGATCGCACTTGCCGCGAGCGACAGGGCACCGATCTTGTCGATCGTGCTGGCGTAGAAGTGGGTTTGCTCGATGGTGCTGCCGGCGATGCCGGTCACATTGTTCTGGTCGTCGTTCACGTTCAGGCTTCCTTGAAGTTTTGGGGTTGAGGAGCAGCCGCTTCGCGCAGTTCGAGCGAATGCTGGCGGGGGTGATTGCGGGACAGGTTGTTGTCGTCCGTGAGCCAGTAGAAGTCCTCGCCGCGGTCTGGCTTCGGTACCTTCGTGACGATGGTGTCGGTGATGTTCACCTTGTCGATGTCGGTGCCACGGCCTGCGGGCTTGACCTTGATCTTCAAAGTGATCTCGCCGACCTTGCCGGTCTCCTTGACTGCGGCAAGCAGCTCGGCGAGCGACGTCGTCAGTTCGGCGTGCGCACGGCCGTCGCGCAGGTCTTGCAGGAAGAGGGCGAATGCCTTGGTGCTCACGCTGCCTCCGCGTGCTGGAGGTCGTTGACAGGCACGCGCCACGGTGCGCCGTCGAGGGTGCCGACGACGCGGACGAAAGCGATGCGAGCGCCGTTGCCGATATCTGTCAGGATCTCGGCGACGGTGCCTTGTTGTGGGCCGGCTTCGCTGTCGAACTTGACGGTCGAGCCGGGGCCAATTGGATTGCGGTCCATGGTGGTCCTTTCAGGTGGTGGTGCTGTTGGAAACTGCGTTTGCGATCAGGGTGCGCAGGTCGTCGCTATGGGCGACGTCCTTCGCCACTCGGAACGAGAAGGGGTAGATGCGGTGCGTGTCGCCGGGGAATGGGCGGTCGGCTACGAGCGTGTTCGCGACCAGCCAGTCGACGATCTGCTTATCGGTCACCTTGGGACTTGAGCGGCGCGCCAGCGCGCGGGGCGTTACTTTCTCCTTGCCCTCGGCCTTGGCCTGCTCGACGGTATCGCGAATGACCTCGCCGGCCTTGCTGCCGAACTGCTTGACCATCTTCAATGCGGCTGTCCCGGTGATCTGTCCCGCGTTGATCGCCTCGTGCACGTCGCTGTTGGCCTCGGCCAGTTGGATCATGTCCTTGACGTGTTGCACCGACTTGCCGCGGCGGTCGGCGATCTGCGGCTCGGTCCAGCCGAAGACGATCAGCTTCCGATACTGAACACCAAGCTGCAGCGGCGTAAGCGCCAGGCCACTTGCGCTGCTGATCATATGCGCGACCCGGTCCGCGTCGTTACCGCGGAACTGGCGAACGTCAAGCGACTTGATCTCGAATCCCTTCTCAATCGCATCGAGAGCGGCCGCGTGACGGTGGTGGCCGTCGACGATCAAGATGCGTCCGTCCTCAACCCGCACGTCAAGCGGCGGGAACATTGCGCCGTTGCGCAGCGCGATCGACATCTCGGCCACGTGGTCAGCATTCAGCGGGCGGGCGTTGAAGCCGTCCTCGACTTCCAGGACGCGCGGGTCGACCGCAAACTGAGTTGTCTTCGATACTGCCGGGTTGGTCTTGTCCTCGGCAGCCGCTTTCAGCGACGCCATGTGGTTTGCGTATGCCATATTTATTTGTCGTTGGCCTGCAGCTTCTTCACATCGATCCGCGCGCGGCGCTGCATGTGCCGGCGGGCGACGGCCTCCAAGATGATCTTGAGGGCGGGGTGGGTGAGCATCTCGTCCAGGTGGGCGTCCGTTCGAAGCGCGCGGTGCGCGATTTCAAGGGCTGCTCGGTCGGGCGAGATGCGGGGCATGGCTATCTCCGGGGCATCCGGTGGGTGCGCGCCAGGCGCACGGCCGTGAGCAACGGCTTGCCGAGGAAGCGGTAGTAGCGGTAAAGGGCGAGGAAGCTCATGTCACGCCGCCACGAGGTTTGCCAGCGCTGGACGTGGCTCGACGTGCGGTGTCGTCGGATCGTGGTCGAACAGGCCACATAGCATGGCGTCGATCTCGTGCTCTCCCAGTGTCTCCATCGAGCCGGACAGGCGCGCGATGAAGATCGCCAGGCGGCGGTCGCAGTCGGCCGGCGCATCGGCCGAAGCCTTGGCGACACAGTCCGCGATTGCAGTGCGCAGGGCAGCGACGGTGCTCACGCTTCCTCCTTGCGCATCTGCGAACGCCAGACTTCGCGGCCTTCTTCCATGCCGGCGATGAATGCATCGCGCTCGGCGCTGCCAGGCGCGTACGCACCTACGGACATGCTAAGCGTGCTGTCGGCGCGAAAAGCCAAGATGGCACGAACGCCATTCTTGTAGGCGTCGCTACGCGGCTCGCGCGGGCGCTCAAACGCCAACTTCATCAGATGTTCGACCAGGTCGCCACCAGCGCACTGGGCGCCGTCCGGGATGGCGGCGGCGGTCACGAGCGCACCTCGCCAGTGACTGTGATACCGCATGGGACGTTCGCAAATTGAGTTGCGGCGGCTTCCGCTGCCTCGGCAGTGCTGGCGGCCAGCACGGCGAGCGCGTGTGCGGCGCCGGTCGTGCGGACGATCACTTGGTAGGTGTTCATGTGCGCTCCATCAAAGTAGATAGAGCAATTATCGGAGTTCCGATCTACCAAGTCAATCGGATTACCTATAAATTTTCTTTTGGGCGATAAAAAAGCCCCATTCTTGGGGCTCTCTGTATAGGCATTTGCTTATTTGGGCTGACGTATCGATCTCGAAATCGCTTCCTCTCTCTCGGGAAGTGGGAGTCTGCATAGCTCTCTCGCAGTGTCCTTGGTAATCCCTTTTAACTCTAACACTCGATCAACGCGGCGGGATTGCACGATGCAGTGATCGAAATTCGATTGCCTGACCTCGCTCGATGTCGGCAGTCTGGTCCGGCTTAAAGCGTCCATACCTTCATCGAAGTTTTTCCTGACTGCATTTCCGATCTCGCAGGATTCGGCAATCAATTCCGCTACAGACATGTCCTTCATCTCTTGGTAGTCAAGTTGGACGCACGAGCTGCCAGCTGCGAATCCTGGCGCCATGAAAATTAGAAAAAGGGCAGGCGTGATTCTTTTTAGCATATTAAAGTCTTCCAGTTACGACGCGGCCTGGCTGGTAGACGACGCGGCCTACTATGCTGCACTGGCCGCTTTTGACACTAACCGGGCCATGATCAGGATTGATCGAGTGGAGGTACCACTGGCCGCCACGATACACAAGCTGCTTGATGCAGGCCTCTCCATCAAAATTGACAGCGTAAATCTCTCTGCTCACTGGCTTGGTGTCTGATTTGTCAATGATGATGACATCATCTTCGAACAGCATCGGCTCCATACTCATTCCGCGAACGCGAACGGCAAGTAAGTTGCGAGGGTCAAGGCGCAGGGCGGTCAAAACTTTGCGCGGCATTTGCTCGTGACCGTCGCCGTTCATGTCCGGCTCGGTATCGAACTGTGCAACTCCTGCGCGCAGACGAAGTCGCACACGAGGCACTGGAACGGTGTCAGGTTCGTCACCTACCACGACGCGTGTTGCACCAGGGAACAGCTCCTGTGCTTCTATGAACGGAGCGTCATTGGACGGAATCGTTTGCTCGCCCAGCATTGTGCCTTTCCCCGTTTCCAGCCACAGGGCGTTGACGCCTAATGCGGCTGCGAACGAAGCGACCATAGTGGTCCCTTGGCTCTCGCCAGTTTCTAGCTCGGATAGTGATGCTTGCGCCATGCCCACTTTCTGGGCAAGCGCCTTCTGGGTCAGCTTCGCCGCACGACGAGCCTCCCTAATTCTTGAACCTATAGACATACCGATATTATCTGGCGGCAAAGGTTCGGAATTCCGATTGACTATATAAATCGGATTTCCTATAATCTGATCCATGGACATTCCTCATACGATTTCGGGCCTTCGTAAGGCCGGGTTGACCCAGGCGCAAATCGGTAGCGCGGTGGGCCTCAAGCAAACTTCGATCAGCGACATGGAAGCTGGGAAGGCTGGCGTAAAGCGGCCTTCTTACGCCGTGGTCAGCGGGTTGCAGAAACTGGCCTTCGATCACGGCGTGGCGACAGAGCGACCTATTGATCCGGTGGTGTCCTCGACTAATTCTTGCTTGGCGCCCGAACCAAGCTCGTAAGACCACACAAGCCCTGCATCCGTACGGCAAGCGCGAAGTGTAAGTAGCGGGCCAGCATGCACGTGCAGGGTTAGCTCGAAAACTAAAGCGTCATCTTCAGAAATGGAGTGGAACTTTCGTTCGGTCTCAAAGTTGCACATAGGAAATATTTTGTTAGCAAGGTTGCACGAGACTATCAACATTGCCTTGTTCGTAATACCCAAGAATCGGAAGGAAATGCTGTGGATTTATTGTCCGCTTACCAAGATATGATGAAGGTGCACGGATGGAACGGCACTGCCGCGACGTTGGGTATGACCCGATCGCAGCTCGAAGCGCGCGTGTACGAAGTGAAGGGCCAAGGCATGCGCGTGGAAACTGCGCTGCTGGTACAGGCACATTCGGGCACTACGCTTTTCGCCCAGGCGATCGCGGCGCAGTCCGGTGGCGTGTTCATCGAACTGCCTGAAGGTGAAGGCGTCACGGGTGAGGAATTGCACAGCAAATTCCACGAGCTCTATGTGGAACTCGGGCGGCTGTCGGCCACCTATACCGCAGCTATCCAGGACGGCGAAATCGATCGCCGCGAGCGCACGGCCCTGGAGAATATCTCCCAGGAGATGCACAAGACCACGCGCGAGCTGATGGCGTTGATGTTCCAAATTTACTGCCGTCCATCGGCTGATAGCCAATGCTGACGCGGGATCAGGTCATCGAACAAATGGCGGCGGCGGGTCTCCCGTCGCTGCCTTCCGGCCATCCAGTCCTCGATGGCAAGGCTCACCGCTTCGGCCCGAAGAACAAGGCCTGGTACCTCCTACGCGAACTGAAACTGGACTCTGGCCGCGAGGTCGTGACCGGTGCGTTCGGCATCTGGCAAGGCCAGAACCCGAACTCGATCACCGTCAAGATGGACTGGTCAGGTGTGACGGCCGAAGAGCGTGCCGAGGCTGAGCGCAAGCAGGCCGCTTACGAGCGCGCACAGGCCGAGCGCAAACAGCGCAAGGCCGAGATGGCTGCGAACCGCGCGCGCCAGGCATGGACCGCAGCGGCGGACAGTGACGAACCTTCGGCCTACCTGGCGCGCAAGCGCGTCGGTAGCGAGAAAACGCGCGTCGATGCCGACGGCGTGTTGCTGGTCCCGGTTTGCAAGTACAGCCCGGCCGGTGCAAACCTGGCCGGGCTGCAGCGCATCCAGCCAAACGGCGAAAAGCGATTCAACAGCGGCATCGACATGGTCGGCGGCGGATGCCTGCTTGGCCGCACCAACGACGCCGCACTGATCGCGATCGGCGAGGGCTATGCCACCTGCGAAACGGTGCGCATGGCGACCGAGTTTGACATGCCCGTCATGGTGGCCTTCAACGCCGGCAACCTGCTGCCCGTAGCGAAGCAACTGCGCGCCGACTTCCCCGATGCCCATCTGCTGCTGCTGGCGGATGACGACATGCGCATCGTGGCGCGCCTGGGCGAGTTCCTGTTGAAGGAGTTTGACACCGCGTGGACGCCGGTCATCGATGGCAACGACGTCGAGCTGACGTCGACCGGTGGCGATGCCGTGCATGTCCGCGCTACCTGGCGCGAAGACCAGACCGGGACGCCGTACATCGAGGCTGACATTCGCTCGGGCCGGCGCGTCCAGTTGACCAAGTTCGAAAATGCCGGCGTGTCGCGATCGCGCGCTGCTGCACGGGCCGTGGGCAATGCGTCGGTGGTGATCCCGGCATTCGCTAATCGTGCAGACGACAGCAAGGATTCCGATTTCAACGACCTGTACCTGGCTGAATCGCTGGACGTCGTGCGCGAGCAGCTGCTGGCGGCGCGCTCCCGCGCCCTCACCATTGCCGAGGCTCCCCAGCCGGCCGTTGCCAGCGATGAGCCGCCGGCCTACCTGGACGACGCGCCGCCACCTAATGCTCTTCCAGCAGCTGCGTCGCAGGAAGTCATGCGTGCGCCGACATTGGACGAATTGCTCGCCCACTTCCAGCTGATCTACGGCACCACGGATGTGTGGGACAGCCGCCGCCAGCAACGCCTCAAGAAATCGGCGTTCGTAGCCGTGGTCGGAAAAGAGTTGGCCTTAAGCTGGGAGAAGAATCCAGGCCGGCGCATGATTGACCGCGCAGAACTGCCTACCCTGGTTGGCGGCAAGGCGGTCGAGGGTAATGGTAGCGGCGGCAAGCTCGGGGAGATGCTCGACAACCTGACGCTGCTGCGCGGCACCGAAACCGTATGGGATGGCATCGGGCAGCAGGTGATGTCCCTTGGCGCGGTGCGTGCCGACTATACGGCCGAGCTGACCGGCAAGTGGCAGGAACACGCACTGCGCAAGACCATCGAGGCGCGCAATTTGGTGTTCGACCCAACGCAGCAAGCCGACCCGGCTGCGCACGTGAACATCTTTCTAGGCTGGCCCCTCAAGCCGAAGGCCAACCCCACGCTGATCCAGCCGATCCTCGCGCTCCTGGCCTCGCTGTGCGACGCCGAAGACCGTGCCGACGAATACATGGAGTGGATCCTGCGCTGGCTGGCATACCCGCTCCAGTACCCAGGCGCCAAGATGCAGACGGCGCTGCTGATGTTCGGCGAGAAGCAGGGCACCGGCAAGTCGCTATTCTTCGAGGGCGTGATGCTGCCGATCTTCGGTGACTACGGCACAGTTGCCAGTCAACACCAGCTGGACTCGAGCTTCACGTCGTGGCGCAGTAAGAAGCTGTTCGTGCTGTTCGAGGAGGTGCTGTCGCGCGACGACAAGTACAGCCACAACGGCACGCTCAAGTACATGATCACCGGCAAGACCATGAACATCAACGAGAAGAACCTGCCGGCACGCGACGAGCGCAACCACATGAATTCGGTGTTCCTCTCCAACGAACCGCAGCCGATCCCGATCGAGCTGGAGGATCGACGCTTCATGGTCATTGAGGCACGGCGCAAGCAGGACCCGGCGTTCTACGACCAGGTCAAGGATGCGATCGCTGCCGGTGCCATCGAAGCCTTCTATCACTTCCTGCTGGAGTTCCCCCTCGATGGCTTCAACGAGCACACCAAGCCGCCGATGACGCTGGCGAAGGAGCGCGTGATCGAGTTCGGCCTGGCCGGCTGGATGTCATTCCACCGCGCGTGGAAGGACGGCTACCTGGATGCGCCGTACTGTTCCTGCCTGTCGGAGGATCTGTACATCATCTACAAGCGCTGGTGCGACAAGAGCGGCGAGAAGCCACTGACGCTGTGCAAGTTCGCCGGCCTGATCGGTGGGCGTGAGACCAAGGCCAAGAAGAGCGTGGCCGTCGACAGCAAGCACAAGAAGACCAGGATGGTGTTCGTCGTGGACAACGACGATTTCCCGCACCCATTGGATGAGCAGATCGCCAAGTTCCGGGAGCTGGGCAAGGTCCGTGCGGACCGCGCATTGCAGGGTTACGCAGAGTAGTACACCAACCCTGCAAGCCGCAAACCCGCATAGATAGTGGTTCTTAGCAGGGTATGCAGGGTTAGCCGGGTTTTGCGCACGTAGGCGCGAACGAACGATGCAGGGCCGATGTGTTTTTTTTGACAGTCACATCATAAACAACCCTGCATGTGTGCATACCCTGCCAAGAGGCAGTATCCATGCGGGTTTCAGACTTGCAGGGTTTATAGAAGTGGCTGCAAAGCCGGAAAAAGGAGCAGGACATGCGGATGAACTTGAGGACGAGCTTCCCAGCAGCAGCGGCGCAGGTCGACCAGCTGGGCCGGCGCGGCCCGATCGTGGCCGCGATCGCGCTGACACGCACCGGCAAGGACGTACAGGCAGCGATCAGGAACGAAAAGCAGGCCGTGTTCGACCGTCCGACGAAGTTCGCACTGAACGGCACCTTCCTCAAGGCTGCCACCAGGTCGAAACTGGAGGCGCGCGTGTGGGTCAAGGACAACCAGTTCGGCGTCGGGACGCCGGCCGAGAAGTTCCTGGGCCCCCAGATCTTCGGCGGCGCTCGCGGCCACAAGGGCATGGAGCGCATGCTGCAGGCGAACGGCATGATGCCGCAGGGCTGGTTCGCTGTCCCTGGCGATGGCGCAGACCTGGACGCCAACGGCAACGTCCGCCGCGGCCAGATCCGCCAGATGCTGTCGCAGTTGAAGCTGCAGCGCGGCGGCGGCTACGAGTCGCGCGCCACCGGCAGCCAGCGCTCGAACCGCACCATCGCGCGCCAGGGTGTGACGTACTTCGCGCTGCCGAACGGGAACAAGGGCCTGCTGCCTGGCGTGTACATGAAGCGCAAGTTCGCGCACGGCAGCGCGATCAAGCCGATGTTCATCTTCGTGCAGCAGACGCAGTACCAGAAGCGCCTGCGCTTCCATGAGGTCGGCCAGGCCACGGTCGACGCGCGATTCCCGTTCCACTGGGAGGCCGAGTTCAACCGGCCGCGTCCGGGCGGATCCAGCAGCTGACGACAGGGGCTACCCCCCCTCCCCCGGGGGTTAGGTTCTTCCCGGGGTAGGGCTAGCAAGGGTAATTCAGGCCCCGTCATCGCACTAGCGGAACAAAAAAACATTTCCTGACAATTGACCTGACAACGAATCGATATGACGCAAAACCTGACAACCATCGCCGCCTGGGCCAAGACCGTGGGCATATCGCGTCAGTCCGCGTACGAGGCGGTGACCAGGTGCGGCATCCCGGTGACCGATGGGAAGGTCGACCCGGACTACGCGACGCACCTGTACCAGAAGCACACCCGCCCGCGCGCCAACGCCCAGCGACCTGCCCCCATGGCACATGAGGCGCAGCCGACCACCCCGGCGGGCGCGGGAGGTGCGGAGTCTGAGGCCAAGCCGGCGAAGACTCCCAGCTACGATTCGAGCCGCGCACGCCGGGAGGCAGCGGAGGCTGCTGCCGCCGAGATCAAGCTGGCCGAGATGGCGGGCCAGTTCCTGCTCAAGGACGCCGTCGATGCGGTCGTATTCGAGGCAGCGCGTGCGTTGCGGGACGGGCTGATGAACTGCGCGCGCCGCCTCGCCGCTGACGTCGCGCCGTTGCGTACCGCCGAGGAGTGCGAGGACGTCATCGAACGCGAGATGCGCGCGCTGCTGGAGAGCATGGCGCACACGTTCGGCGAGCGCCTGGACGTACAGCTGGAGGAGCTGGCGGGATGATCGGCTTGATGTCACCCGCCGTCGTCGTGCGGCCAGCGATCGCGCGCGGCCTGCTGCCCGATCCGAACATGACGGTCGACCAGTGGGCCGACCAGCACATGATCATTCCGAAGGAGTCGGGCGCCAACGAGTCGGGAAAGTACCGCACCGACCGTACGCCGCACGCGCGCGAGGTGATGCTCGCGCTGTCCGACAGCCACCCGTGCAAGATCGTCGCGTTAAAGGGTGCGTCGCAGATGCTGAAAACCCAGGTGGGGCTGAACTGGTTCTGCTGCTCGGTGCACCAGTCCCCGGCCAATTTCCTGTGGATCCTCCCAACCGGCAAGCTGGCCAAGCGCACCAGTGCCCGAGTGAGCAAGACCATCGCGGCGGTGCCGCCAGTTCGGGAACGGGTCGCTATCCCCAGGGCGCGGGATTCGGTCAATACGCTCGACACCAAGGAATACATCGGCGGCTCGCTGCACATTGTCACCGCCGGCGCTGCCGCCAACCTGTCCGAGATCCCGGCGCGCCGCGTGCTGTTCGACGAGGTCGACCGAGCCGACAACAACGTCAACGGCGAGGGTGATCCGGTCGCCCTGGCGAAGTCTCGCCAGACCACGTTCGAGCGCAACCGCAAAAGTTACTTCCCGAGCTCGCCGACCACGGTAGGGCGCTCGATCATTGAAGGGCTGTTCAAGCAGGGGACGCAGCGCGAGGCGCTGGCCGACTGCGTGCATTGTGGCCACGAGCAGCCGCTGGTGTTCGAACGTCTGCAGGAAGACGACGAGGGC